GGACCCGGACTCATAGGGCCTGTAGGACCTGGAGTTGTTGAACTGGTAGGACCAGGACTCACTGGACCTGTAGGGCCCGTAGAACCTGGAGTCATTGAACTGGTAGGACTCGTAGGGCCGGTAGGGCCTGTAGGGCCTGGATTCATTGAACTTGTAGGACCGGTTGGACTCGTAGGGCCTGTAGAATCTGGTTCATTCGAGTTTATTTTTTTAATAGCATGAAATAAATCAACCGGACCATTTGAAAGTCCTCTCTTTTTATAGTTTAGTTGACGCAATACCGTACCGGACACTAGGTCCATTTTAACTGCACTGGTCGTATACGCGTCTGACACTTTTTCTTTACCTTTCGTATACGCTTCTGACACTTTTTCTTTACCTTTCGTATACGCTTCTGACACTTTTTCTTTACCTTTTGTATACACTTCTGACACTCTTTCTTTACCTTTCGTATACGCTTCTGACACTCTTTCTTTACCGGTTGAAATAACTTTTCGTGTACGACTTGCAAATCTTTTTATTTTACTTCTGATTCCTTGGCCTCCATTTTGACGTTTTCTTGTTTTTTTTAAACCTCCGCCGCCTGGAGCAGGAGCAGGAGCAGGAGCAGGTGCAGGTGCAGCAGCTACCAAAGTAGGACAGTTCGCAGTTGTAATGTATTTATTGATTTCTTGAATTGTCTTTCCGTCATTGAACCATGAGACAAACGTAATATCTTTGGTAATACGATTGGGGTCTACAACATATACAGTTGGATTATTATTAGTTCGACCCATATAAGTAAACAGTTCTGGCATATACATATCAAAATTTCCAAACGGAGATTTATTGCATGGTTTTACCGACCGGATTTGGATTTGAGACTCAGCATACGTTATAATAAAAATTCTTGTATTGAATGTACTTGTAGGGTTGTTTGTAGGATATGAGTTGTTTAAAACGAGAAGTGCTAACTGCGTATTGTTTATTTTTTTTACTAAAATTTGAGAATTGACACGATACTTGATTACATTCTTGATATTTATTACTCTTGTCGCCGTATTTTGTGCAAACTCCTTGGTTGCAGTTCCAACCGCTCTGGCTCCGCTTGCTGCCGCGACTCCAACCGCTCTGGCTTTTTCTTTTATTGGGTTAATAAGTCTGCCAATTGCAGCATTTCGTACGCCGGCTCCTCCGGTTTGCGGCGATTTTGCGGGAACCGCTCCTGCAATTATCCAATCCGTACAATCAGACTGTACCAGACCCTCCAAAAACTCATTCAACGTAAAATAATTTTGACTGTCAATACTCTCTCGATTTCGTTTTAATACTGCCGGAATTTCACCGCCGTCTATATTACTTGTAGGTATCATTGCTGTGGTCGTATATAAGGCAATAGTAGTACCTTGTAATTTTGTATACGTAGTAAGAACTCCGCTTCCAGGAAACAATATTTCTTCTGTGACTTTTTGTAAAAAACCAAATTTATCAAGTGGTAATTCATTATCTTTCAGTTTTCTAGACCCAGAAAACCAGTCTTTTAGTTGTTCCATATAGTAGTCGCCAGTAGACTCTCCTCCGGGTTTATTTGGAACATCCGCTTTCAATTTATAGTCAGCCCACTTGGAGACTCGACCAAGCATACCGAAAATCATGTCGCATTCGGTAAGTGTAACCCCATCAAACCTAAAAACATTCGCCATATTTCGTACGTTGTACTCGGTACCACCGTTCAATAGTCGGCCAATTTTTAAAAGAACTTCGGCATCTTTTAAATCCGAAGTATCATTTTTTATAAAAAGCGCCAACAAGTACCCTCGAAGCACACATCGGTAAAATGACCACGGGTCGTGTCGAAATGTGATGCACTCGATATTTTTTGGTAGTTCGGGAATCTCCGGTATATCGTCAACATCTGAAGTTAAAGAAGAAGAAGAAGAAGAAGACCTAGGAGGAAGACTGGTTGAACCTGATACCGACCCAGATGAAATGAGAGAACCCGGCGGAGAAGCAAGACCCGACATATTTATACTTTATTTATATCCAATCAATCAATGTTTATATTACGTCTAGAATATAAACCATTGATTTCAAACACAAATCAAATTGCAATTTTCGGAATTCAATTCATCCGGTCAGTACCATGGCTTCAGTTGCAAGCTGTTGGTTTTGTAATCGCTGTAGTACGGACGGGCCATTGGAGTGTACATGGTGCTAATGTCCTGTTTGTAGGTCAAGTATCCGCGCGCTTCGTTGTAAATGCGTGGAACCGCGTACTCGCACACCAAGTCGTTCAATGCGACAATCTGGTCGGTTACATTGAACGGCAAGTTGGCCGCATTCTGTAAATAGATTGACCGCATAATGATTTTCACGGTATCTTCATCTTGAACGGGAATAACGTACTCGCCATTCGACATGGCATAAACTCCGGCGCGAATCCCGTTTTGGATGATTTGAATATTTTTTGCGCTAAAGAACAACCGGGACAACGGAGTTTCTTCCCAAATACCATCCAGCGCATTTCGAAATGTGACCGGCTGGTTGACATGAATTTTATCAAAGAGTGCAAACTGCTGTTCGGCGGAAGGCGTTATAATATTCACACGCCCGTTACTAGAAAGACTCGGTGTATTAAACGCCGAATTGGTTTGTTTATTCATATCATCGGGTGTGTCTCGTTTTAACATGTTTAATGTGTTTTAAAATATATATCTTTTTTTATTTTATTTTTTATACTTTCTTTTCATTTTATTATTTTGTTTGTTAAATGTATAGTTTAACAAAAAAAAATGTTTGAAAATTTCAACTTTCAGAGAATTGTGTTATTGGTTGCCGGGATACTCTTTGTCGGATTCATGATAACCGTGGTGTACAGCATGATTAAAGCAAACACGATTGGCGAATGGCCGCCCGTAATTGCAAACTGTCCCGACAATTGGGTAGTTGGCGCAGATGGAAAAACGTGTGAAAACCCAAATCAAGTTTTTAAGTCCGGGTTTGATTCCAAATGCGAACAAATTAACCCAACCAGTGAAACGTACTCTGGCGCAAACGGATTGTGTCAAAAACACGAGTGGTCAAAATCGTGCGGAGTGAACTGGGACGGCATTTCAAATAACCCAAGCGTTTGTACAAAAGCTCGGTCTTAGGTCTTAGTTAGTATTTAGTTTTCGCGTATTCCGACGCGGTCGACTGCCGCCGTTATTTATGACAACAAATGCGTCGTCTAATCCTGGACGGGTCCCTCGAGGTTGCGTTGGATTTATAAGAGATATTGGAAACATGGTTCTATGACCGTCTACTATAAAAATAAAATTTCGACCTTCACGACTGACATATGTACCCGTAATGGGTACTCGATTGTCTCTTGTTTGAAACCGGTATCGTTGGCCGGCTTGTAGCTGTTGTATCCATGGGCGCATTAATTCAGGGGTACGGCTCCTGCTCCTGCTCCGGCTCCGGCTCATGCTCCTTCGGGTTACACCTCCTTTCATTCCTTTCATCTTGTATTTTGGTATGATGATTATAACTATACCTTATATATTATTTTAATTTTATTTTTTATGTTATTTGTTTAATTCGACAAGCTTATGGGTATTTACCCACTTTTCTATTTCTTCGGTTGCGTTTACAACACAAACGCGTTCTACCCCATGTTCATCAATCAAAGGCTCAATAAAGTGTTGAGAAAGTTTCCAATTGTCTTCCATTACTCCCGATGAACGTTGAATTTTGATACATTTTCCTTTTAAACAGTTCGCTTTGCCGTATGCTTTTGTTTGCATGTAATGGTCGAGTGCTGCTTGACCCTTTTGTTTACAACCCTCGTTTGCACATGTTACCCATCCATTTTTGGTTTCAATTGAAATGTAGTACAAGTACGGTCCCGGTTCTTCAACTTTATCGCAAAAGTCACATGCATCTGTTGAAATAAATGTGAGCCTCCTATAGGATGGATGGCGTTGTTCGTCTTCCACTTGCTCTTGCATTGATTGTATCGTATAAAACAAATAAGGTTTATTTTATTTATCTTATACGATGTCCCTATATATTTTTTTACATTAGTGTATCAGCATAAATTTGTCAAACTTGCTATATTTTTTTATCTAAGAAAAATAAAAGCAAATAATAATGGAAAGTTTTTTCGACTACCGCAATGATAAAATCGAGAGATTGGAACAAATCAACTTGGACGATTTGTACGAAAAGAAAAAAGCGCACGACCAGGCCAAGCTGTACACATTCAATAAAATTTTAAACCGCATTCATTCCAAAATAAAGCTCACGTCTCGACAACACATTGACCAGCAATTTTGTTGGTTTGTTGTGCCCGAAATCATTTTAGGCGTTGCGCATTATGACCACATGGGGTGCGTAGAATATGTGGTGGAACATTTAACAAAAAATGGGTTTCGTGTGCAGTACACGCACCCCAACTTGCTGCTCATTTCGTGGAAAGCGTACATTCCAACCTACGTGCGTGACGAATTTAAGAAAAAAACGGGCATTGAAATTGACGAGTCTGGCGACCCTGTTCCCAATGATGATGCGGATGAAGGCGAAGCTAGTAAAAACCCATTTTCTAAAAATGGTAACGGAAGTGGAAGTGGAAGTCGTGGTGGAAACAATTCAAGTTCCGCAGTTGGAGGCATGAAAGCCAATATGAACACGCTGCTTTACAAGAACGGAAAAAACGCCAACCCGGCACTGGCCGAAGTTGCGGTGAAAAAGAAGGAATACACGCCAATCAACAGTTATAAGCCAACCGGTAAGTTCATTTATAACGACTCATTCTTTCAACACATTCAAAACAAAACGGGGGAGTCATAACATATTTCATATTTATAATGAATGCACTTCGTCATGGCAGCGGGAACACAAGGCCATCAAGTTTGCAACATGGTTTTTCGGTACATGCCCAATAAAGTTGGCACTGTCCGCGTCTTTTTGCGGCAACCGGTGATGCACTTCTTGCGCCAGCTCTGCCGAACATCGTTCGCACAGGCCTTTCAACTTGTGCGCATTGAAATGTGACGGTTTAAACGACAGAATCCCGACATCACACGGCGGAGCCCGGTGTCGCAGGCGTACCGCATTTGCATACTCCAAAAAGTCGTCCGGCAAATGCAACGATTTGCACACTTCCAAACCGTACATACTTGCCCCAGGTCCATCCGTCAGTTTTCGCCCGTACACCAGAACATCCTTGGTTTTGTCGTAGGTAACCGTGAGGTGTTTCATGCACATACGGGACAGCGCGCGCACTTCGTCATAGCCGTTGATTTCGTGCATGTGCGTTGCAAACAAGAAGGTGCAGCCCACACGGTGCAGGTGCGACAGTCCCGCAACAAAAATAGCAATCGCAGAGTCCATCTCGGTACCGCTGCAAAGTTCGTCGCCGAGAATGAGACTGTTCTGGGTAGCTGTGCGCAAAATAATGCGCAGTTCGCTCATTTCCACTTGGAATGTGGAGAGTCCCTTGAACAAGTTATCATTTCCCAAAATGCGCGTAAAAATGGTGGTGTACGGGTAGTACCTGAATGCAGAGCACGGCACGTAAAGACCCGCTTGCGCCATAATGATGGCGATGCCGATGGCACGAATCAAGCTGGTTTTTCCAACGGCATTTGTCCCGTAAATGAGCATGCCGTTCAATCCATCCGTTTGACCAAGCGCCACATCGTTGGCCACATATGTTTCCGTTTCATTGATGCGTTCAATCAAACAATGGCGCAAATCGCGCGCGTCAAAAAAAGACTTTGGCGATGGCGATGTCGAAGCTTCAATCACCGGTTTACACAGCTTGAAATTCGTTGCAATGTAGCACTGATTTTGAAGCAAGTCCAGCGTGGTAGTGAAATGAATGAGTTGTTGAAATTCACCGCCCCATTCCTGCAACTTGTCAATGAAACTGGCATAAATTTGCCCCACCATTTCCTTTATTTTTTGGTTAGACAGAATGATGGAACGACACAAGTCGTGCAACTGCGGACTCGTTATTTCATTGTTTGCGCCGGTGGCTTTGGGGTACGTTAGAGCCGTCAAAGAAAATGCGCGTTTTTCAGGTCCAATACACACTTTGTCTAGCTTCTGCAACTTGATTTGCTCGGCTAAAATTTTGGTGCGTCGGCTGGTGGCTTGCAAGGATGCGCCTTGAATGGGGGTTTCATGGATTTTAACCACTTCCGCCGGAGAAGCACGCGACTTTTCTCCGCATAACACAAGCGCGTTCAAATACGACCTGAGCTCTGCCAACGTTTGTGTTGCGCACTCGTATTGTTGACGATACATGTCCAAGTCCACATTGATTCCGTTGCGCACAAAATCGCATTCCCCCAAGTCATGACCCACATTCGCGCATTTGTCCATGTAAAATGTGGTTTCAAAATGCTGGCGCAGTCTGAGACAAATGTCAGAAACTGCACCCGAACCCGAACCCTCATTTGTTTCGCGCAAGTAGGTTTCAACCCGTGTGTTTGAAACACATGCGCACTCGTACAAATCCGAGATAACGAATAAGTTACCGTAAAGCGCGTGCAGCATTTGAGGGGGGCACTTGCGCATCATGATAAGACGGTTGATTTTTTCAAGGTCTTTTAGTTGGGCCAGTTGTGGGCGCCAAGTACTGGTTTCATACGCGCACGTGCTTTGAAGCAAGTGGTCGGTGATGTCATACTCGCGCTGAATCTTAGGTACCGAGTAAGACGGATTTAAAAGCCGGCTTCTAAAATGGCGTGTGCCCATGGGCGTCATGCAGTTATTGAGCAGTTTGAACACGGACGAGCACTTGCCTTTATTGCTGCCATTGTCATCGTCAATAATGTTAAGCTGCTTGAGCGAGTGATTGGCGAGTACCATGCGGTCCGAACAATTTTCAAACGCGGGTTCCGCGATGCGATGTACCAAATGTGGATTGTGTTCGTGCACAAAATTCAACAAGTAGGTAAGCGCTTGCGTGGCGTATTCGTGGGTAGCAAATTCCAAAAAGTCGGATTTTGCTGTAAAGAAGCGGGCAAGGACTTCGCGTTGGTATACTTGTTTCTTGGACTTTTGGACGGCGGCATCGGTTGAAGAGTCGACACAGTGCGTTAGACGAACCAGGGATGCAATCCCGGTAAAGTTCAGTAAATCGTCTACTTCTTTTTGAGAGAAGTTATCGGTAATGAGAATGACCTCGCTGGGAACGTGTGCTGAAATGAAGCGTTCCACTTCGTCGTACGTGGTGTGCGCATGTTTACGCTCGGTCTCCGCCTCAAACACGCTGGACCGGCCCGTAAAAATGTCGATGTTTGCCATTCCAATAATGGTTTGCGAACGCATGCGCTCTATCCACACGCACGTTATGCAGTTCGAAAGCGCGGTTGACTCGGTTGTAAAAAACGTTCCCGGCGAATACACGCCGCTTAAGGAACGGTCTTCCTTGTTTTGCGCGTGCTGCGAGTATACGACCGTTGTGTAACCTGCGTCCTGAAGCCGATTCAAATATTTTTCGAGGCTATAATCTCGAAATCCGGCCATGACAACACCCGGAGACTTGTTTGCGCATGCAAGGTCGCAGGTGCGACAAAACTCGTCAATCATCGACCGGCCGTTATTGTTTGTGTTTACACCATAGCATTCGTAGAATGCACCCACTTGCATGAGCAAAATTGTTTTCGGGCCGTATTTTGTGGTCGCATCATTGCACAGGTTAAAATACTCTTTTACAAGGGCCATCTGAATCCGTAATACGATAAGTTAAAATTATATAATTTAGCGTATCATCTTTAAGTGCATTTTGCATGTAGAAGTTCTCGCAAGCCGTCGATAAAATGCACTCGTGGAGTCCATCCCAATCGTTTCAACTTTTCGTTGCTGATGTAGTATCGTTTATCATTGAACGGTCTATCTTCCACATACTCAATCCAGTCCAAGTCGGACGCATTTTCCATGAAATCGATGTTCACACCGGCAATTTCTTTGATAAGCAGTTTAGCAATTTCAATCACACTGTATTCACTGGACGCATCACCGCCAATGTTGTAAATTTCTCCCACGACTCCGCGTGAAAGAACCGTATCAAACGCGCGGCACACGTCACTCACATGAATAAAGGAACGAATATTGCATCCATTTCCTTGAACTGTCAACTTTTTGCCGTCTTGAAGTAGCTTGATGAACCGAGGAATGAGCTTTTCGGGGTACTGGTTCGGACCATAAACGTTGTTTCCACGTGTAATGATGAGCGGCAGTTTAAATGAGTGGTAATAGGATTGCGCAATCATTTCAGCAGCGGCTTTTGTTGCAGCGTACGGATTGGTGGGGCTGAGTACAGATGACGACTCCGTTTTACACGTTTCTGTATCGTCATAAATCATCGACTCGCCGTACACTTCATCCGTGCTTACGTGAACGAAGCGCTGCAAGTTGCCGTACAACCGAGCGGCTTCCAGCAAGTTGTGGGTACCCATTACGTTGTCGCGCGTGTACTGCAGTGACTCGCCAAACGAGTTTTGAACATGCGACTGCGCTGCAAAGTGAATGACGTGCGTTACGGAATGCGTTTTAAAAATAGACTGGATGGTTTGAATGGCGTCCGAGTCGGCCAGGTCGGTTTTATAGAAAGTGTACCGCCCATCGCCACTCTCTCGAATTTGCGCGTCCACATTAAAAATATTTGCGCAATAGTACAAACAGTCCAAGTTAATTATCCGAAGTTTTCCATACTTGGACCACATGAAGTTAATAAAATGAGACCCGATAAACCCGGCGCCTCCTGTAACACAAACAACGGTACTACTGTCGTCCACCAACTCTATCCATTCAGGCAGCTCGGTTTCACTGTCTAGTCGAGGAGAGTCTATCATCGAAACGTTTGGAATTGCCATTATTTTTCCAATAACCGATTGTTCAAACCGCTGCGATGATGATGCGGATGATGAAAGCAGTTTCGTGTAAAGTGTACCCACCGTTTCTGAAAGGATTCGCGTACATTCGCCGGCATAATGCGCCGCATGTCCCATAACCTCTCGGCCAATTCGAGTACTTAGATTACGGTTATTCGCGCCAGTGCTGTGTTCCGTACCATTTTCATTTTCAGTATCGCTACATCGGACCATTCGAGCCGTACATTCGATTGCATCCAGTCGAATCGGGCCGGACTCAGAGCCAGCATCAGCATCAGCATTGTACACTTGCATACATTCTGCAACGGCTTGGTGAATGTGCCTTACGCCTGGAAAAAGTGACTGCAACTTTGTGTTGTCCAAGTAATTGTTGGACCGTTTGGATGCAAGAATCCGATTTTGTTCTTCGACCGTAAAGTTGCACCATTCAAATCCCGGGTTTACATGTTGCCGGTAGAGCGCAAGGATTTCATTATGCGATATTACGCCTGGATTGACAAAGTTTAGCGTGCCAACATACCGGCACTGCATGAGCACGAGCGCGTAAGGCAAAAACTCGTCCAGCACCGTCATGGAGTTGGGTAACGAGCATACTTTTGAGTATCCCGTTATTTTTGTGATAAAGTTGCGCGGATGGTCGCGGTTTATAATCGGCATTCGAATGCGTAAATTCAGCACGTTTTCGCAAATGCAGTTGCGTTCTTGCATTATCATATCCGTTAGCCCCTTTACAATCGAGTAACTGGAGCCGAAAAAATTAGGAGCATCGGTTTCTTTGAACTTGTAGCACGCTTCAATGGAATCCGACTCGGGTTGAGATGGCTCGGCTGGTTTAGAGACGCGGCCGTCGTACTGCAACATGCGGTGAATGTCTTCGTCCGTATAATGAAAAATGCAGCCCGTCCCCAAATACGTGAAGTGCACGTTTGCGTATTTGCAAAGGTAAGATAACAAAAGCGGTGCCACCAAGTTGTCTCTCAAATTTTCAGAGAGTTTACCGTCCTGTTCCAAGTAGTCAATGGTAGAAAACACTTTGTCGTCAATTGTTCCGTGAGTGCGTCCTAAAAACGATACCACATGTGATGGACGGTACTCGGCAAGTTCATCAATTACTTCTCCCTGTGTGGATAGAGACACATTACGCACGGTGGATGCGCGATACTCAATAGTAGCTCCGCCGCGGTTCGCTCTATCACAAATGTCTCGAAACTGCGACCCAATCCATCCGTTTGCTCCGTATATTAGTATTCGCATGATGATATGATGATATATTGTTCAAACTCGTATTTTGTATTTAAATATTAATATAAAATATTAAACTATTACAT